TAATACGTACCGGAGCAATGCTGCCGAACGGACGAAACCCATATCCTAATGAATTGTAGGTGATAAAATGGACCCAAAACAGTATGGTAATAACTATAACCCCATGATGGATTCTATGGCCAACGATTTGTATCGGATGGTGGCGGTCCCAGACGCGTTCGAAGCAGACATCAGGCTACGAAATGAATATGCAGATAAAGCAAAAGACATCATGAAAGCAAGGCCATCTAAGAGAGTACCTGTGTCACCACAAGAACTAGTTGGGTGGATCAAGAACGAAGCAGATAGACGAAGAACCGAAAGGTTATACTTTGAGCTTCAATGGATGCTCAATTTGGCTTTTGTCGAAGGTCAACAGTACATGTACATCAATAACTACATCAATACCCTCTTTACAATGCCTAGTAAGTACGATTGGCAACAGAGAGATGTATATAATCAGATAGCTCCAATTTACGAGACTACAATGGCAAAATACGGACGTATAGACCCCACTTTCTTGTCTAAGCCGCAGAGTGACGATTCAAAAGATATTAACTCGTCAGAGGTGAGTTTAGAAGTTTTACGATATTGGAGGGAGTCAGAAGAGTATGAAGCAAGGCAGATGGAAGCGAATTCGTGGTCAGCCTTGACAGGTACTGTTATCTGGAAAACTATTTGGGACAAGACTAAAGGCAAAAAGATTGCTGTTGTCAAAAAGACCGATAAATTTGGAAATGAATTTGACGAAATAATTAGAGAAGGTGCAATTGCTAATGTGGTTTGCCCGCCCTTCGAAATATTACCGGATAGCTCATATAATTATCGCATGGATGATTGTCGTGATATAATACATGCTAGGCCAATTAGCGTAGATGACTTGTATGATGTATACGGTGTAGATGTCTCAGGACGATCACTTAATGTTTTCAGTTTTGACAAAGACTTTCAGACAGCGCAAGCCACGAACCCTTATTCAAATTCAGCAGGATTCAGTACAGACAGAAAAAGAAAAGATGATGTTGTTATGCTGTATGAGTATTACGCTAATCCTAGTCAGTTTTACCCTGACGGAAGATTAGTCATAGCTTGCGACAATCACATACAGCCCTTGTATGAAGGACCTTTGCCTTTCATTAATTCTGAATATGGAGAGCGCAGAATACCCTTTGACATACAAAAAGATATTCCAAGAGCCGGCTATTTTTGGGGGACATGCAGACTAGATAGAGCAATACCTATCCAGAGACGATATAATGCAATAAAAAACAGGATAGCTGAGTTTATGAATCGGACAGCGATTGGCGTGTGGGCCATACCAGCAAACTCGGACCAGTTAGAAGATTTTGAAGAGTACGGAATAGGACCCGGTAAAATACTAACATTCACAGACAGCAATAATATGCCAAAGCAAGTCAATAGTGCTCAACTACCAAACACGTTTGAAAACGAAGCACAATCCTCCTTATCAGACTTATCAAGGGTAACAGGAGTATCGGAATTATCAAAAGACAGTACCGCAGCAAATGGAGTAACGTCAGGACGTGGACTTCTAGTGCTACAAGAACAGGACGAAACAAGGATGTCATTAACAGCTAAATCAGTTGCACAGTGCCAATTAAGAGTAGCAAAGAAAGTCCTTTACGGATTTAAACAATTTGCATCTTTTGAGCGAATGATATCAATTGAAGGTATCGGAAATGCTCAAAAGGTGATACGATGGAAGGGTGATGACTTATCTCCGGAAAGTATTTACATAAAGAATGTCAGCGCACTATCAGAAACACTTGCACAGAAACGTGGGTTTATAATGGACCTAATCCAAATGGGAGCGTTTAAGGGACCGGACGGAAACGTAGATACAGAGCGTATTATCACCTTAACAGAAGCCGGAGAAACAGACGTAGATCAAGCTCCTGAGGACCGACAAAAGAAACGGTCTAAAGAAGAGAACGCGTTTATTGCGATGAAAGCATATGATAAAGTAACGATTGATGAGTGGGAACTACACGAGATAGCGTATAAGTATCACTTAGAATTCATGTTATCATCCGAATATCGCAGTTTAGACGATGAGATCAAAAGGGCTTTTAATATACATCTCTTATCTCATAGACAAATATTAGAGCAAAGAGCAATGTCACAAATGCAAGCACAAGGAAGGAGTAATGAAGATGAACCAAAACAAGCTTAGAATGAATTTACAACTTTTTGCAGAGGGGGATATTCCTCCGCAACAAGTACAAGCACCGCAACAAGCTCAACCTGATAACCAAGTATTGAATATACTATCAGGCCTAAGACAAGAAGTTAATGGTATGAACCAAAGACTTAATACACCTGCTCCTAAATCAGCCGAACAGGTTCAAGCAGACAGAGAAAGATTGCTTGAAGAATTTAATTCCAACCCTGACGCTGTGTTAAATAGGATTCAACAAGCAGCAGAGACAAGAGCAGTTCAAAAGGCCGAAAGCTCTTTCAAACCTGTTATGGACCAAATGCAAACACAAATGCAAGCGATCCAATGGTCAGATGCAACAAGACGTTTTATAGGGAGCAACCCATCGGCGGCAGCATACAGTGATGCGATGAGTAATATACTTAAAACAAACCCTATATTAGCGGAAGTTGCAAAAAAATCACCGGACCAAGCACTGAAACTGGCACATAGTCAAGCCGTATCAGAAGCATTAGCACCAAATGGGGATGTCATGGCAGGTATAACAGGAAATGAAGCTTTAAAAAATCAGATTTTAAGCAATCCTGATATTAAACAAGCTATCATTAATGAATACATTGCAAGCCTTAATGGCGGGGCGCAAGGAGTTCCTCCAATCATGGGAAATGGAACAGCAACACCGGGTATTGCTCCTACTCAAGCAAATCAACCGCATACAATGCAAGACGCAAGAAAATCAGCCGAAGCGCGAATAGCAGCACATCAACAAAATCAAATGCAATAAAAAATCCGACATACACGAAAGGAAGTGTAATATATGGCTATATCAGTAGCATTAGCAAATGAAGTATTACAACATGATTATTTACCAGGTTTCCAAACTCAAATCAACGATAACATGTCTTATTTTTACAAATTGATCGAAAAGAAACAACAAACTACATCAGGAGTCGATTTTGTGTGGTTAGCACGTTTTGGCCGTTCAGGTGGTAAAGGTTCTGTTGCGGAAGACGCATCATTGCCCGCAGCAATTTCAAGAGGTAGAAAACAAATCATTGCAGCTCCTAAGAATTTTTACGGAAGAATGCAGATATCTGATCGTTTGATGAAAGCATCTTCAGGTGCAGCAAGCTTTTTAGACGAGTTAACGCAACAAATGGAAGAGTTAATGTTGGACTGTAAGGACGACTTAAACCGTCAAATTTTTGGTGATGGTAGTGGTCTTATTACTACAATAGCAGCTGCAACAGGCCCATTAACAACTATCACTGTAGGAGATGCAACATTCCTCAACCCAGGTATTGTTATTAACATAAAAGACCTTGCTTATGCGGATAAATATGCATCTGTACAAGTTGTAGATGTAAATAAAGTTACTAACGTTGTAACCTTAGCATCAGCAGTAACAGTACTTACAACTGACCTTATTTACCAAGCAGGATGTTACAACAATGAGATTACCGGTCTTGCTAAGATAATGACACCAGGTAATACTCTTTATAACATTGACCGTTCAACAAATTCATGGTTTAATGCCAACGGAGCAACGCTTGGTGGATCAGCTGACTTGGATGATAACTACATGATGTACCCATTCCAACAAATTGATAAAGAAACAGGCGAAAAACCTGACATTATCATAGCAGGGTATTCAGCGTACAGAAACCTTGTAGACTTCTTGTCAACTTTCCAACGTTATACAGAAACCGTTACTAAGTATGACGCAGGACATACAGCACTTCATTACAATGGAGTTCCAGTAGAGCAAGATAAGTACCAACAAGATACTACAATGGACTTTTTGACCACTAAGTATTTCCAATTAATGCATATCGGCGAAAACTTCGCTTGGATGGATGCAGATGGCACTATACTATCAAGAGTTCCAGACAAAGCAGCATATGAAGCTACTTTAGCAATGTATGCAGAACTTTGTATTAAATATCCTAAAGCGCAATACAGATACACAGATATTCAAAAAACTTCATTTACTCCTCTTTAGGATATATTGTAGGAACTTACTCATAAGGGTGGTGGTCATGTGCCACTTCCCTTTTTTTAATGAAAGGATAGATATAATGGATAGAAGAGCATGTGAATTACTAGAAAAAAAAGGACTTAAAGTAATATATTCCGATACTCAGGACATCGGGAAAAGAATTAATGCATATGATAAGGACCTGATACTTACTTATAACCCAAAACAAAATGAATACCAAGTGTATGACGTTCAAAATTACCCTATAGTCATGATTGCAACATTTGCTAGTGTATTAGATGCAAGACTAATAGAACGTGTTAAAAGAGCAGATAATCGCACGTCATACGGTATTAGAGCAAAGGTAGACGAAGTGAGAAATGAACAGATGAAAAAAGAAGCTGATGAAAAGAAATCTGCTTACGAAATTGCACAGGCAATGAAAAAAGAACTTAAAGGTGCAGATAAAGGACTAAAACATTTTATATAAAGGTGGTGAATTAAAGTGACTAATAAACAAATTATGGATGATGCTTTACTCCACGCAGGCATATCAGGATACAATACGGATGACCCAACAGTAGTTGGATATATTAATAGAGCAGTTGAAATAATCTCTATTAAGTATAACGAAGTAGGAAAAAAGAAAACAGTAACATATGTCATTGACGCATCTAATGTTAGTACATGGCTAGACCTTCCAAGTGACTTTTTGGCAGAAAGAAGAACGTATACAGATTACGAAAACTCTACTTTGCAATACGCTGACAAAGCCCCCAATGAATATCTAATAGAGAATGAACAGATCAGGTATGACAACCAAGGAATTTACACGATTGAATACGTAGCTATACCAGATGAAGTTGTTAATATATCTCAGACTCCAAGTATAAATAAACTTTATCATGCCGGCATTAGTTATTATGTAGCAGCTAGAATTAAAGCTGAAGTGTTTGGAGACGAAGAAGGAGAAAAGCAATATTTGCTTGCTCAGTTTGAAAAGTATATAGACGAAGTATTTGGTAGGCTCAACAGACGGAAACGAAGAAGAAGCGTAAAAGCTCCACAATGGGGGTAGGCTATGGCAAAAACAAGAGAAAGTAGTATTACTTATAAAAATTACTCAGGTGGTTACAATGACACTGTAGCTCCTTACAACATAAAACCTAATGAGTTACGAAAAATTGAAAACTGTAACATTCAAAAAACCGTCAGTGGATTGCCCCTTAGACAAGGAACAGAGAAGATCAACGAAGATTCTCTCGATGGCAATATTACTAGACGGATTGAGTACTTTTTAAGGCTAATCAGTAGAAAGGTAATAGTTCTAGACAAAGGAGTTTACTTTGACGAAGGAGCAACACATATAATAGATGTAGATATAGACCGTCCTCACTTTATTCAAAACCAAGACGTGTTATATATTTCGGACAATACAGACATTTACGAGTATGGCCAAAAAGATTACTTTAGTAATATAGGGACCGTTACGATTGCTTCGGGAGATATTGTTCAAATAGCAATGGATCATAGTGTTGTTTTGCTTCGAGGTAATTTCTATAAAGCCAAAAGTGCACTCGGAAGTATTAATCTATCAACTACAGATTATACAATTACTGCTAACTGGGATAATGTGACGGATATAAAGCACGTAATAAGCAACGTATCTCGCTCTATAAAGGCTTTTAATCCGTCAAAGGTAGAAACATTCACCCTGACAATAACAAACCCCTGTACGCTATCAGGAACGCTTGAAATAACTGTAGACGGAAACATGACTAGCATATCGGTGACAACAGGAGATACAATTTCTCAAGTCGCTACAAAAGTTAATGCAGGTACTTACGTAAACTACACAACAACAGTGAATCAAAACGTAGTGACGTTTACAGCTGCAAGCGCAGGATTCAGAGAAAACCCAATATTTCAACCGTATGCAACCGGTATTGGTGGATTTGCAGACATATTAATAAATGGTGTAGACGATGATAATATTATTGCCGAAGTTAGAAAATGCAATAGGATTATATTACATAGTAAATCATTGCGATATGTTGCATCAGGTAATCCGGATAGCCCTACATCAATTTATTTTAGTGAGCCTGGTCAAATAACTTATTGGAAAGATTCAAATATTCTTGTACCTACTGCAAGTGATGGAGCCATAACAGCAATGTTTAATATTGCAAACTCAGTTATTGTATCGTGTAATCGTACATGGTGGGAGTATTCAGGGTTAGATCCTGAAACAGACGGTACGTGGAAGCAATTACCAATTCCTTATGGATGTGAAAGTGAATGGACCATTAAAATATTGTCATCTTACAACTTTATATATTTAGCAAAAGACGGTATACAAATAGTATCAGCCAATATTCTTAACCAAGAAGGTGTGCCGACGCAAAACACGGATGCTTTAGTCAATGTTACTAGCGGTAAAGTAGATAATACTATCTCTAGCATAACGGATAAAACTAAATGTGTAGCAGAGTTTAAAGACGATGTGTACTATTTAGCTTACAATGACGATGTTGATATTATTGAAAACAATAAAGTGTTGTGTTACTTTACTGACTTTGGTTCATTTACAAAGTATACCGGATGGCTAATAAATGATTTTTTACTTAACTCAGATGGAAACATAGAGATTGCGTCAAGAAACTATAGTCTTTCTACTGAATCAGACACATTTTTAGATATTGATGTTGATACAGGAGAGACAAAAGACATTGTCATGGATATTGAATCAGCAGAATTAACATTTGATTTAATTGAAAATCCTAAGTTTTTTGACAAAGCGTTCGTTCATTTTGTTCAGACGGACGATGATGAAACTTCACTTGTTGATATTGATGTAAAAATAGGCAGTGGATCACAATCATTTAAAGACGTAGATACTGCACCAAGTCTTATATGGGGTAAAAACTGGGGTAGTTTATGGGGATTTGAACCATTGTTTTTTTATTTTGCTTATTTAAGAAGAAAAGGTGTTTGGATAAAATATAGAATTACATCAACAACAGGTGGTTCACCTATAGAATTTTACGGAGTAACTTTTACTTATCAGGCATTAAGAAAACATACGAATTCGTTCTTAGGAACGCCAATTTAGAAAGGATGTGGAATTATGATTGGAAGAACTTTTACAGGTACACCAGGACAACCATCAACATCAACCGGTGGTCCTAATGAAATAAAAGCAGATATTGACGCATTAATGAAAGCAGTAAATGAATCGCTTGCGTTATTAGGTATTGTTCTTGCAGTAGACGGAACTCCAGATGATACGGACAAATTATTTTATTTAATATCAGAATTAGAATCTATTGTTGACGGATCAAGCGGAGCGGATAAAATAGGAGCTACTCCTTTAAGTGGAGGAACTGCCAATACAATTCAGGGCATATTAGAAGAACTGAAATCAATTGATACTTCTACAAACGTAAAACTCACAGGTAATCAAACAATTGCCGGTATCAAAAATTATTTAAGTAGTATTGTATCAGTCACACCCACAGCTTCAAACCATTTGGCAACAAAAGGGTATATAGATAATGCACTTGTAAACATTTCTGTAGGTACATTCCCTGAAGGTTCTGTTACAGACGTATATTTAAGTAATGAAGCAGGTGCTATCAAAGACAGAGTAGCTACTAACACAGAAGATATTGCTACTAACACAGA